TTATGTTTATGATAATACTGCTGGAGTAATTGGAAATCAAGGCAATCCTTGTGGCGGAAGTATTCAAATTGTTAGTGGTCAATCAGGGTGTCCTGCACCAACACCTGTGCCAGTACCAACTCCTCCTGCTACGCAAAATATTCAGGTTAGAGAGTGCGGACAAACCTCTCCTACTTATGGATTTACAGTTAATACAACAGGATTAACAACAGGACAGGCATTAACTACTAGCACATCGCCATATACAGGTGTAAATTGGGAGATTATAGATGATGCGTTTACAGGAACTATAGATGCTAGTGTTACTATTTCTACAGTATTGCCTGGAGGATGTCCTGCGCCAACTCCTACCCCAACACCTACTCCGACACCAACACCTGTTTCAGTTTGGTATCAAATGACCGACTGTTCTGATAGTTCAACAATCTATTCTCAACAATATACTCAAGGAGATTTTGCAATCAATGAGAGAGTGACGATGATTGGCGGAATAACAGCAGTAATCACAGCTGAATTATTATCTGACCCGGGAGGCTTCTTATATGCAATAACATCTACAGGACAAACAGGATGCCCATAATATGCAATACACAGATAAATCACAAATACCTAGACTAACAGAAAAAGGATTTAAGATAGTTAAATGCCCACAAGATACTTGGGAATTAATTATAGATGCTTACAGGCTTCTAAAGCCAACAGAGCAAGAGGAGAAGTTTGAGGGCAAAGATTATTATATTCAAGGAGGAGAAACTAACTTGCTAGACTTTGGTCAGTTGCCACAGATTAAGAAACGAATACACAATGACCTATTGCCAATGCATCAAGAATGGTGTGGCAAAGAAATAGAGCCTAGTTTCATTTATGGAATAAGAAGCTATAAAAGAGGAGCTACCCTTAAAAATCACACAGACATAGTAACTACACATCACATAGCCTCCATAATAATTGTTGACAAGGATTTAAGATGTGGCTGTCAAAACAAAGAGTTTGGTAGTGATTGGGCTTTAGACTTTCAGACACACGATGGAGAGTGGCATAAGATTTATGCAGAGGTTAGGGATATGATTATGTATGAATCTGCTATATGTGAACACGGAAGGACAGAACCATTTGAAGGAACTTATTTCAACAACTTCTTTGTGCATTATAAATTTAAAGAATGATTACTATTCCTGTTGCTGTAGCAAACGACTGGTTTAAAAAGCAAATAGATTTTTTTCAGTACCAACACTTTGAAGTCTATGGCAAAGAGGCTATGCAAAAAGCTATTATTCCTATAGTCAAAAGGAACTATATAAATGAATCAATAAAAGAAGATGTAGATTGGAATCTAAAACTACCTTACAAGATGGTAGACTCTATTTTGGATTTATATAGTTTAGATAAGGATTGGCTAATTCCCACGAATGTTTTTACAGCAGCAAAGCAAATCATAGAGGACTTACCTGATAATGAGATTGTAGAAATAATAGATTCAGATTTAGTACACTTAAAAAAATATGATGGGGTAGAGCCAAGTTATAATGAAGTTATAGCAGATGCTTTTTATGAGGACTGGCATTTAAAAACCTCTACTAGAAATAGCGAGAATTTTTATGTTATAAGAAAGTATTTGAAGCATAACGACTTTAAATATATGAATGGAGGCTTTAATGTTATAGCAAGAGTAGATACAATGAAAGCTATAATAGATGAAATCATAGAAATAAGTATTAGAATATGTTTTGAACAAAAAGGCAACAATCATAGCTGGTGGCAAGCAATGTATGGACTTAATGTAGCTTGTCATAATAATAAGATAAAAATGATTGATGGCAAAAACTGCTACTATCCTAATATAAACAAACTAAGAGATGAGCATCACATAGCACACTACTGTTGTGATAGCTATATGGATAAAAGAAATATGAATGGCTTAGAGCCTGAAAAGTTCCCTAACAACAAATTTTACAATCAAGCTAAGAAATGGTTAAAGAGTGTATAGTATTAGCTCATAGTGAAGATGAAAAGACTAGCAAAATGCTTGTTGACTGCATAGCAGCTTTAAAGAAGCAAGGTTTTAGAGTTATAGTAACAGACCACTTCATAAATAAAGAAGCCTATGAGCTTGCTGATGCTTATGTTTACAATTACGAGAATCCTATTCTAAGACCCGAGCAATACAGCCAGTACAATCTAAACCACATAACAGAAAAAATAGTAAATGGCTATAAAGTTTGGAATCCTGTTACAACCTTTGCAGCGTATGCTATTATAGAACTAATTAAAAAAGGATTAGAAGCAGTAAAGTCTAGTAAGTGCTTAGTATTAAACTATGATTGGCATATTAAAGGAAGCATAGATAATCTATTTGAATATGATACAGATGGAGTATTTTTTAAATATGCAGATGACAAGTCTTATTACACATCTATTTTTTTAGCCAATAAAAGGCTTCTAAGCAACTTAAATGAAATAAATAGCATTGATGACTATGCGAAGAATTTAAAGTACTTAGAATGGTTTTTTTATGACTTGTATCAAGATAAGAACATAACAGTATTAGACAAGCCTCCTTTAGAAAAGTTTAATCACGACTTGAATTATAGGGTTTCAAATATAAAAACAAATAATAAGTTTTATAAAACAAGAGAAAATAGCGTTATATATATAAATGGAGATAAAATAGATGAATACACTTTGCATAACAGTTATAGACTGTTTGATGGAGATAAAGAGTTATTTGTAAATCTAGGAGAAGAATATTTTAAATATCATATAGCTACAAAATGTTAGAAAATATATTACAAACACTTAGCCTAGCAAAAGGAGAAACAGAGAATATTAGAATAGCTCAAGGTAAATATCATTTGCCTGACACATTTAAGGAGGCATTTAAAACAATTAAAAAAGAAATGAAATGGCAAGAACCTACTCAGCAGAATATGTAACTAAATTAAAGCTAGATTACAAAGAAGCCACTAAGAATTTAGATGAATTTCAAAAAGAATATACTAAGCTAGAAAAGCAAGTACAAGACCAAAACAATGCTACTTCTAAAAGCATTAAGAATATTGAGAAATCCTCAAGTTCAGCAGCCAAAGGAATTAAAGGCATTGGCAATGCTATTAAAGCAGCAGGTATTGGATTGGCTATTGCAGCATTTGCTAAACTTACAGAGGTGTTTAATCAAAACCAAAAAGTAGCAGACTTTTTTAATACTACTTTTGAGGTTCTTAGCTTAACCTTTAATGATTTCTTTAATTTCTTACAAAGAAACATTGGAGCAGTTAGTGGCTATTTTAAAGCAATATTTGATGACCCTATACAATCTATAAAAGATTTTAGTTCTGCTATATATGATGGCATTGTAGCTAGATTAAAACAAGGATTAGAGGCTTTAGGAATGTTTGGTAGTGCAGCGGTTAAGTTTTTTGCAGGAGATTTTGCTGGAGCTTTTCAAACAGCTAAAGATGCTTCTAAGGAATTATTTGATGTAGTTACAGGAGAAGATGGCGGTTATGAAAAAATAAAAGAATCTGTTAAAGGTGCTGTGCAAGGAATAAAAGAATACGTTAAAAGCACTATTGATACTGCTGCTTCTATGGTCGAGTTAAACAAACAAGCTAGGCTAAATGAAGTAATAAATCAAGGATTGATTGAGAAATACGATAGACAAGCTGAGAAACTAAGACAAGTAAGAGACGATGAAGCTAATACTATACAAGAAAGAATAGAAGCTAATGAAAAATTAGGCAGGGTGCTAGATGAGCAAGAAAAAAAGATGCTTGAAAATGCACAAGCTAGAATCAAAGCAGCAGAATTAGAACTATCTAAGAATCAAGAGAATATAGATGCTCAAATAGAATATCAAGAAGCATTAAATGAACAAGCAGCAATAGAAGCTCAAATAGAAGGCTTTCGCTCTGAGCAACTAATGAATAGAATGTCTTTACAAAGAGAGCTTAGTGATATGACTAAAGAAGATGCTGTAGAAGAAGCAGAGGTATTTGAGTGGACTCAAGAGGCTAAAAATGAAGCAATACAACAAGGAGTAGCAGGTGCAGTAGCTCTAGTGGGAGAAAACTCTAAGTTTGCTAAGGGAATAGCAATAGCAAATGCAATTAGAGATACATACGCTGGAGCATCCAAAGCCTTAGCGCAAGGAGGCATATTTGGTGCTATAGGCGCAGCTAGTATAATAGCTTCAGGATTAGCGAATGTAAGAGCAATCACACAAACAGATGACCCAGCAGCTCCTTCTTATGCATCTTATTCAGGAGGCGGTGCTAGTATTACTCCTCCAACAGTTGAAGCACAAGCACCTGACTTTAATGTAGTAGGTGTAGGGGGTACAAATCAGTTAGCAGATGCCATAGCAGGGCAACAAGCTAAACCACAAAGAGCCTATGTAGTAAGCAACGATGTTACAACAGCACAAGGGCTAGAAAGAAACATAGTAGAGGGTGCTAGTATTTAAAATGCAAATTAATTTAAGATAAACGTTATATAATTATGAGAATAGTAGAACTAATCTTAGACGAAGAACAAGAAGCAGCAGGAATCGAAGCTATCTCTGTTGTAGAAAACCCAGCTATAGAAGAGGATTTTGTTGCTTTAAAAGCAGAAGAAATAAAACTAGCAGAGGTAAATAAAGAAAAGCGTATCCTTATGGGTGCGTTATTAGTGCCTAACAAGCCCATATACAGACGTTCAGGAGAAGATGAGTACTATATATACTTTTCAAAAGATACTGTCTTAAAAGCCTCTCAAATGTATTTAATGAAGGGCAATCAAAACAACTCAACATTAGAACACCAATACGAACTATCAGGACTTAGCTTAGTAGAATCTTGGATAGTAGAAGATGAGGTACACGATAAGAGCAGAAAATATGGTATGGAAGTGCCTATTGGAACTTGGATGGGTGCTGTAAAGGTAAACAATGATGATGTTTGGGAAAACTATGTTAAAACAGGAAAGGTAAAAGGCTTTTCTATTGAGGGATATTTTGCTGATAAAATGGAAAGACCTCAAGATGCTGTAGGAATGAGCAAAGAAGAATTAGAAGCACAAGATATTATTAATAAACTCACAGATTTACTAAAAGATTAAATAATTTACGATGAAACCAGAACTACAAAAAATCTTTACAAAGCTATCAGAGGAGAAACTTGAGAAAGTGGAGTTGGCTACTATCAATGAAGTTATAAAAAGTTTAAATCAATTAGAAACAGAAATTAAAGGAGAGGGAAGATTATATGAATCCTTTAAGAAAACATATTATGATGTAGCTGAGTTAAGTAGTGAAATAATTAGTTTGCAAGCAAAAAAGGATAAATTAATAAAACCTTATAAAAATATAATACCTCAAATCAAGAAAAAACTATCTGAATTAACTAAGGAATTAAATAAAACTGAATCAGATGCAAAAACAACAATCGCAAAAATGAAAGATTTAGGAATAGAAAATAAGGACATAGATTTAAGAAAAATAGAAATTTTAAAAAATGAAATTAAAAAATTAGATTTTAATTTCTTAAATGAACTTCCTTTTTAAAAACACAGCAAGCTAATGGCTAAGATTCAAATATCAAACTATAGAAAAAAGCCAAAGGTTAGCAGACCTAGTGTTCATTCTAAAACTAAGATGAGCAGCTTAAAATCTTCAAAGAACTATAAGAAAAAATACAGAGGGCAAGGTAGATGATAAAAAACACTT